CGACGAGCAATAGCCCTTGTTTCTTCGTCTAGTGTGGTTTCGGCCATTAGATTTTAGTCCAGTTGTTCATAAATAATTGACTCGATATTCTGTTGCGCGGGTCATCCTGGTACGGTACTAAATTATTCAGCGAGTTTTGAGCTAACTCACCGGCCTGCGCGTTCACAATGGCGTTGTTTTGGTCTTGCTGCGCTTGACTATCGCCGGATAGCTGCCTTATGTCGTTGGAATTGGAATTAATCCGGTACATATCTTTAGCGGCCGCTATCACCGGGTTAGGTTGCTCTACCGCGCCCATTGACGCAAAGCCTGGATTAATTGCCCCTTGTCCGGTTGATATGTCTGCCGCATTGGTTCCGGCTGTGCCAAGCATACCTGGCGAACTTGCGCCGTTTACGCCTGCATCAGTTGCGCTGGTGAATGATGGGGTTACAGGACTTGAGCCAATCAACGAGCCTGTCGTATTGCCGCCCGTAGCTGCCGAACCTACACCATTCCCGGATGTTGCCGCTTGCCCTGTCGCTGACTCAAACGCTGGATTAACCGCCTGCTCCCCAACCGCCCTGGCGCTGGCGGTGCCGCCCTCCTTTGCTACGCTACCATAAATTCCTTCTCCTGCCACGGAATCACCCGCCGCTGGCGCTGCTTTTACTGCTTCGCCTGCTGCTGTTCCGGCGCTTGCGCCTTCTGCGCCGGCCATTGCCCCACTAGCGCCTCCGGTCAATGCCCCACCAGCCGCTCCGTAAAGCGCACCCTTGCCGACATCGCCGCCGGTGGCTGCCGACGTACCCGCTCCGATTGCTGCACCTGCTACCGCGCCCTGTGCTGCCCCTGCTACGGTTGAGCCAATCGTTGCAGCCGTGCCTGCGCTTGCTCCCGCCGCTGTTGCCGCACTAGCCGCCGCGCCTGCTACTGCCGCCGTTGCACTAGCCGCTGCCGCACTAGCCGCCGCTGCCGCCGCCGCTATCCCTTCCGCGACTGCTGCCGCGGCTATACCAACCGCTGCAAACGACATTACACCAACTCCAATCGTTTCATTTCGAATTCCTCAAAAGTTTCCGATACCAACTCTTTTTCTATCTCGTCAATATCGGTCAAATCGGTTTTAATCACGTTGATAAATACAACGTCAGTTTCCGCGTAACCCATGCGTTTAATCCCCGGTTTGTCGCTCATAACGTGCGGTGCTGAAATAATCATTGAGTCGGTGCCATTGGTTATCCTGAGCGTACCTGATGCCAAAATGGAAAAGTTCTCTTTGTTGTGGATTTTGCCCGTTAATAGCGTACCGGCTGGGATATGCAGCTCGCGCATGTAAACGCCATCGATAAAATGATGCTTTACCGGCATTTCAACCTGTGGCAATTCGCGCATAAAGGCTTCCATTTCTAATATTTGTGGCATATTGCCAGCCATAGCTAGGTTATTCATTAACGTGAAATAGCCGCTGAACCCAATGAACCAATCAAGCCAGCTCCCGCGCCAATATTGGCGTTGTATCCGGCTTGCTGCTGGTTGTAGCTGTTTTGTGCCGCCTGTCCCTGTAACCCAGCCGCTTGAAGGTAGTTTGTACCCTGGACATTAGCCCCTGCCTGATAGCCTAGGCCGCCAGCAAAGGGGTTACTGACCTGTGCGCCGGTTAGCAAGGCGTTGGCCTCGTTAAGCGGTGTTTGCCGTCTGGTCATCATCTCGCTAATAGCTTGCTGTCTGGCCTGACTGTCCATACCAAAGTCTCGCGTAGCCTCCTGACCTGATGCCAAAATAGCTTGATTACGAGCGTCATTATATCCGCGATCAATTTGGGTCATGGCCGTCGAATAGGCCGCTGTCCCTGGCCTAATGCCCGCTGCTATAAGCTCGGCATTTTTGCTGTCTCGCTGGCCTTGTGTGTCGGAATTAACACGCGCCATCATCGCGTTAAGCGCGTCATCCCTGCGTTGACCTGACGATACCGGCGCACCGGGCAACCCGCTAAAGTCAATATTCCCGCTCAAGTTGCTCTTTAGCGCCCCGGATAGCCCAAGCCCAGCATCAAGCATGGCTGATTTAGTCTGCGCCCCTTTCAGGTAAATATCCCGCTGCTCTGGAGATAGCGTTTGGGTAAGCGTCGGGTCGTTACCGTTCCATGTTACACTTTGAGTACCATAAGGATTGATGACATTAGGGTTGTTAATATGCCCTGACGCAACAGCCGCCTCAAGGTTACTCTCTCCTGTTGCCTGTGCTGCGCCTACGTAATCGGGAGTTGCTGGTGCATCTGAGCCGCCCATATTGCTATCCTCTAATTTTAAAATTTAATGGTTTGCACTGTTCTTTCTTCATTGTGCATAAAAGCAAATCACCCGATGGATGACCGCCATCTATTCGATATTGTTCTTCAAATCCTGCATGGTTCGCTAATTTGATAATGTCTGCATTATCCTCTGGAATGATGCCTATTAACAGCGTTAAACCCAACTGCACAAAAGGATAATAATAAATGAACCATGCAAAGTTGCGCGGCATGTACTCGCCTTTTTTTATTATCATATGCTGCTGACATGACTTGCCGTTAAAGCAGTTATAACCTGATACCGCTATGATCTCGCTATTTTTCTCAAGGCCAATCAAAACCACCATGTCGGAGCAATGCCATTCGGCATGTTCAATCATAAATTGATTGCAGCGCTCATAATCTTTATCTATTATTTTATAAGCCATTGCCGGACTCATACATGTAATCGCAACTCATCCACTGCACTTCCAACGACTGTGTTGCTATTTTTATTTTCCCAGCAGTCGCGTATCCTGGATAAGCTGCCGGACTGTTCCAGGATTTTGTTATCTGCAATCCAGCCGCCCAAAAAGCGCTATCCCATTCCGACACGTCCCATGTTCCAGACGTGGCGACCGAATAAGATGCAACGCCATAAATTTCTGAATCTTCAAAATCAACATCAATATCAATCAAAAACGATAACGAACCGTTAGTTGCTAAAACAGGCCGGAACATTTTAAAGTTTTTTAACTGGCCTCGATTGCTGAAATATGAAAAGGCCGTTTTTGCATAAGCCTCGACATTGCCGCCTTGGTCACTTGCACCTGTCCATGCCTTAATAACCTTTGAACCTTGACAGTAGTACAGTTCGCCATTTAGCAAACCAAAATCCTCAGCGTCCCAACCAATAAACCTGCACCATGCGTTCGTAATAGTGTTTAAAACATACTGGTAATGCGTTCCATCTTCAGCCACCGGGATATTAATTAATACCGCGCTTTGGCCTGGATATGATATGGCTTTCCATCCAAAATTATTGCCATAATTTAGCGCTGCTTCATTAAAAGCGTTCTGAATTTTGTAGGTTACCGCTTTCGAGTAATCCAATCCTGTAGCGTTAAGAATGGTCGATAATGGATAAGCGCCATTTTTAGACAGAATAACAATGTCCGGGCCTATTTTTATCGTGCATTGGCGACCCAACGGCTCACCCAGATGATACGTACCTACCAGCGCCCAGGTTGCCGCCGCTGATGGATTTGTGCCTTGATAGACGATCACCTCACCATTTGACGTAATAAAAACCATCCTATCATCGGGGCCACTGCCAGAGTCCACCGTCCACGTTTCAGCCGCTACCAGATAACCGCCCATCTGAGCCACGCCGGATAGGTTGAACTCGGTCAATGCCCCGCCCGCTGCGCCCGCCGCCAGATACCAAAATGAAAGGCTGTTCTTAGCGATAAACATCAACCGGCCCTTAAACATGGCCACGCCAATCAGGTTTGTTGTTGTTATGCCCGTCAGCGCTGGACTACTCGCACCGTCAACCGCTATCCAGTTTGTACCGTCATAATAAAGCGGCTTATCGACACCGTTTACCATGATTAAATAATTGTTGGTACCATCGCCAAATTGTAAGTGCTGATGTTTGCCATTAGTCCGCGCTGCTACTGACACGCCGACAGCACCGGGCGACGTTACGTTATAAACGCCGCTCTCAGTCGAGCAAAACATTTTATTTGTGCCGTTCAAAGCGTTGTAAGTAGCAAGAGTTTTTCCTATCCCTGTCATTCCTGTAGCATGGCTTGAGCTGCCGCCACGTATCTCGCAATAACCCGGCTTTGGGAACCAGTTGTCTAAAACAACCGCTTCGGACGGCTTCATGTTAGCCAAAGCGTCAACAGCATTCCACCCGCCGACGGGGGACTGCTGGCTTATAAAGTTGCTAATCTGCTGCTTTGCGTTGGCTCTGTTGCGTAGTGGCTTTCTCATGTTATATAATAAAGATCGGTGCTAACGCTGTGCGGCTTTACATAAACGCGCGCGCGTCTTATGTAATAATCGAATCCTATTGATTCAAGCGTTTGACAGGCTGGAAAGACAGCCATCCTTTTCATGGTACTGTCCATGTGCCATTAGGTATAAAAATTCCCGGCTTTAATTCGCGGCCTCCATTGTCCATAAACAATATTGGCTTGCCGCCATCGCGCCCCATCGCGTCTTTTACCTGCCGTTCGTAGGTGTTGAATAGCTCGCCATAATCTAAGCCCTTCTCACGCATCCAGCGCCATCTAAGCCCCATTAAGAGCAGGTTATCTGGTATTAAAAAGGTGTCGGTGTCAGCGGTAAAAAATTCTTTTACTGTAACCCCATCGACCGCCAATATTGCATATTTAGTTTCATACTCGAATTTCCAAACATGCCCGGCAACGGGTACGGGGTTTACTAAAAGATGATCGCCACGAAACCTAAATTGATAACGCGGGCCACTAGACAGAATGGCTTTTAATGCTTGCCATTGCTGCCCATCCAGCGGGCCGAGAACCGGGAGTCTGTCAGTCGTATCCCAAATAGTGTTGTTACGAATGAACCGAAAGCCAGGGTCAAGCGTGTTAATGTCGCCTTGATCTTCGTTGGCAATAGTGTTGTGTGTCGCTTCACGCTGTAATCCTTGCCATGTGTGGCGGCTTGCCAAGTCGTTGACTTCTTCTTCAAGAATAGCCATTGCTTGCAAGATTTGACTATCAGTCGAGCCATAAACCGTAACCGGTACGGGGATGTTAGTCCGTTGGCAAAACTTTTGTACAAGCGTGAGCAGGTTCATAAATTAATCTTCGTCCAGTAAATCGTCAGCACTGATTCCCGAAACTGCGCCCATGTGCGCGCCCGTTTGCACTGGTTGCGCTTGTGTAACCTGCTCAACTAGGCGAGTCAATTCTTTGATTTTCGCCTCCATGCCTGAAATTGTCGCTTCCTGGTCGTCAACCTTCTTTTTAAGCGCCGCATTCTCAATCGTAACCGGGCCTGCTTTTTTAAGAGCCTGTAACCATGCGTTAGCCTTGTTCTTAAGGTCTACGCCGCCCATGCCTACCCGCTGCAAACCCTCGTGTGTCATTGCCGCCAATTGCTCAACTGTCAGCACGTGCATTTTGATAAGAGTTTCTTGCTGCGCCGGTGAGCATACTCCCCAACCTTTGATAGGAAAGCCGTCAACCGGCAATTCCTGGCCTTTTTGCCATGCGGCATAGGCTGCTTGATATTTGTCCACCCATTCAGCCGGTATGCGTCCGTTCATGGAGTCGGTTTTTAACTGTTCAAACCAGTTCAAAACCTTATACTTCATAATGTCCTTAGAGTATGGCGGCGTAACATTAGCCATATCCACATCTCGCGCCACATAATGACCGGCGGCTAAGCTACCCGCCTTATCTTCAACTGCGGCTCTCTCAAATCTGACATAAGGCATTCCGCCGGGTTCATTTTGCATAATTTGTGCTAGTGCCATAAATACCTCTGATAGTTAAAAAACCCGCCCTTTCGAGCGGGGAAAACACCGAGTTATCCGGGGAAGCAACACATTACGATTTTGGCGCTCGCATCAACAGCGATAGCACAGATATGGTCTGTAACCAATGCTGAAGCGTCTAGTGTGCCATCGGTAGAGCCTACCGGGGTTAATGCGTTACCGTCAGCACCGGCTGTTAGAGCCGTGGTTAATGTAGCCGGGCCTGAAATTTGAACCCATCCATAAGCGCCATCTGTAAGCGCCGCCTGTAATACACCAGCGCCAACACCTGCGGAATCAGACAAATCCGACGTAACAACATTGGTGGCCCCTGCTGATGCACCGCTTGGCGCATAAACATAGGCCACATTACCAGCCACGGCAGCAACAGCGCCAGCGCCTGTGTCGTACTGGATATATTTGTATTTCTTGCCGCCTTGGGCATGGAATACCTCGCCTAGCGTAAACAACGCGCTGGCATCGATAGTATCTAGTTTAGCGCCTGTAAATAATGACATTTTGAGTACCTCATATTCGATTAAAAAACCCCGCCGGTTAAAGCGGGGTGTTGTTTTACTGTGTTGTTAATGCTCTTTCAATATCCCAGCCACGTTCTATACGTGATTTTAAAGCGCCTTTGGTTATTCCGATTTCACGCGCCCATTGAGCTATTGTCATCGACTTACCGTTGTATTCAAGTATTACATTAGATCGTCTATTGTTAGCCTGATGTTCTCTTGTAGCCCATTTGCAGTTTTCTTTATAGTAACCTTTGTTGTTTTCTGTTCTGTCTATGGTCATGCCTTCCGGCCTGTCTCCCATGTCCTCATAGAATCCTTCAAAGGTTAGCCATTTATCACAAACTGTAATATCTCTACCGCCATAATCTTTATAAGATGTGTAGTTTGGATTTAAGCATCGACTTAATACCGATTTCCACGATATATAAGAATCAGTGTTACATAGCCCATGCTTAAAATTACCTTTCCCCATCAAACAACCACAAGAACGAGTTCCTGCGGTTGTGTTTGGATTACTAAGCGCCTTACTCAAATTATGCCCGCTGGCCGTGATTATATTCCCACAATCACAAGCACACACCCAACAAGCCCGAACGGATTTTTTCCCGCTTTTTGCTATCTCTATCTTGTTGGCTGCTCTTTCAATTACAACTAACTTGCCAATCCTTTGGCCTATTCGATCTTTTACTGATAATCCTCGTGCTTTCATGTCATTCCCCTGGTTAATTAAAGAAATGACACTATAACATAATTAGTTACCCATTGCCAATAGTTCGTAAGTTATTGTATTTACAGGATTATCACCCCTTGCTGGCTTCTGTTGCTACAGGTCAAGTTGCCCATCCACAGGATCGGAATAACGCTACCGTCCTGATTTACAGGGCGCTGTTCAGGCACTTCGGTCAAATCAGCATCTTTGTGTACAACCAACTTCAAATACTCAGTGTTAAGCATGTACATGTGACTGGAAGGAATGCCGCTGTTGCCGTCATAAATAACATCCGCATTTTTGTACTTGATCGTAGCAAAACCAGCGTTGACACTTTCGCTTGTTGCGTAGCGTTTCAGTGATACTTGGCTGTTTTCAAAGTATTGATAAAAGGTATTATCGGCAACAATCAAATCAGGGCAGTCATCCGGGCCACGGTCGAGCAGTAACCACAATGGTAGCATCAATGAGCCTTCAATGGTGGTAGCTGATGCCGTTACGGAGTTGACAGAAGCATCATAGACTTTATTTTGCCAGAATGACCAAGCTGACGCATCGATGCCGCCAACGGTATTGGTGTTCACATCGGCAACAATCGCCTGCAAGCCGTTGACTTGGTTGCTAAGGGAGCCAGCCGAGTACAAATCACTTGAAAAGTTGTTGTTGAAGGTGCGGATTGCATTCTTCATTCTGGACTTAGCCAAGCTGATAATGCGGGAATCGCCGCTGTTAATGCGCAATTCACGACCGGAAGCGACTACGTTAATCGCAATCTGTCTCCATTGATACTCAGCCGAGCTGATAACGTCAGACTGGGAAATATTAAGCGTATCCCAATCAGAGTAACGCTGATAAGTGCCGTTTGCATTGTAATCAAGCGGCGTAGCGATAGTTAAACCGCCGTCCTCGCTGATGTAATTGCCGCGCTTCATAATGTACTTCAAGAGCGCATTACGATTGGAAATATTGTCTTTAATTTCTTTGCGGTGTTTGCGGAAAGTGGTAGATACCAGTTCCGTAAAGGTGCTATTTGGTGATGCCATGATAGGCCTCCAATGTAGTTAAAAATGAGTTTAATCATTTCCATCTGCAATGTCGGCCTGTCAGGCTTATGTGCGGTGGTAGTGAGCGGGACTAGCCCTGCTGCGCTGGCTCTGTCGGATAAGCGTAGTTAGTAGGGATTATAGCAAGCTATGCTACCGTGTCAACCGCCTTTAATCCTAGCTAGTGTTTCTTCCATAGTTTGATCCCAGCTTTGCGCCGGCTCACTGGATTTCTTGCTACTATTCAGTGGCCTAATGTTGGTGCTTGATGCTTTCTTTGCTGCTTTGGCTGCTTCGGTGTTCTTGGCTGTGAGCGTCTTTGTCTGCTCTGCTGTTGACTTCGCCAGTTCTTTAGCTCTAGTGATAGGGTTGGCCCAGACTGCCTTTTCATAAGCCGACTGCAAATCAATGCCAGATTTGAGCAACATCACAACGTCATCCGCCACCTCGTCAAAGTATTCATTCTTTGGGTCTGACGCAAACGCATTCACCTCTTGTTCGATCTTGGAATAACTTTGCTGTTGAGCTTGTTGGATGCGCTGCTGTTCTTGTCGCTCGATGCGTTCAAGACGTTGTTGCAGTTCCTGGGTTCTGGGGTCGGCCTGCGTTTGGCCTTCCTGCGGTATCAATCCAAGATTTTGACCAAGCGCAACAAAAGCCGCTTGCCTCGATTCTGTAGAACCCTCGGTCAGCGCGATATGATGCCCAAACAGGTTTTGAATCGCTTGGGTTTCACTCACGCCATGCTTTTGTAATGACCCGCGGAATGGCTCAATAATACGCTGCATTTCTACCGCTTGTTGATAACCCTGCTTATACTGCTCAATGCCGTCAAGCATCTGTTTCTCACGCAATTCCACGTATTCCTGCGCTTCTTTAGGTATCTTCGACCAATTATCATGTTGCTCCTTCGACCACGAGGCCGGCGCTTGTTTTATTGTTGCTTCGGCTTCCTTAGTATCTTCCTGACTATCCTTTTTTGCTTCCGGTTCAGCTTCATTGGCTACACCATCATCATCAAAATTATCATCGCTATCATCATCGCCCGCACCAAAGCCAAGCCCTTCGGCAATATCGGCAACGCCAGCATCAAGATCAAAATCATCTGTATTGTCATTGCCTGTATTTCCTTCTTCAAATTCACTCATAAATTATAGCCTCGCTACTTCCGCCGACATTCCGGCGCTCATTTCCGCATCCAGTCGCTCAAGTTTAGCCGCTGGCATTTTTGCAATCTCTCTATCAAAAGTTTCATCAACAGCCCGATCAAGCGCTTTTTCATCCTCAATCACTCGCCGGTCTACATCCTGTCTCATCCCCGGTTCATATTCCACACAATCATTACGCGCCATATCTTCACGCCGCTGTGCTGCTGTAGTTATCGGTCTGCCGTCAATCGGTGAGCGGTAGCCACTCTCGCCCGTTGCGCTCATGTGCGCGGGGATGATGACCATTGGCGCGGTGATAACTTGTCGCGCTACTGCGTCGCAAACCGGACAATCTTCCGTACGCTGGAATTGCGCCACGCTTCTAAATTTCTCAAAAGAGTGTAAGCATTCAGGGCAGGCGTAGACATAAACCGGCATTAAATCACCACTTTATAAAACAGATTAATATCAAGACGACCAGTAAGCCAGTCGATTGACAGACCATTAGGGCAAGCAATCCCGTCAGGCCCAAACCATTGTGTCTCGGACGTGCTCAGCGCTAAGTTGAGATTAACAACAGACGTACCACCTGCGCCTGTGGCTCCATGTACGATTACCGCTGTTGCAGCTGCTGGTACGGCTGCGCTTTCTTTGGCTGAGTAGCCCATTAGCCGCAAACCGGCGGCTGCCGCAACTGCCGCGTCAACATTAGCAACAATTAACGCATTTACATCGACGCTGGACGCTACAAATAGCCCAGCGCCGCCTTCATTTACTAAATTGCTCATTTATGCCACCATTAATAAAATTAAAATTTCTTCTTCGTCCTGCTCTAACAAATACGCTTGGTATTCAGCGATAAGCTGTTTAATAGCGTCGATGTCATCCCGTAGGCTTTCATAATTAATAACGCCCTCATCAACAAACGGCGCAACAATAGCCTTTACTTCTTCCTTTTCGCTCTCTATAAATACCGCTAAACCTTCGCCGTATTCCTTGATAGCTTTATCCAACAACTTGTCGAGCGGCCTTCTGCCTATCTTGCGCCGTTTCTGGTTTTGGTAATAAATGCCATGTGGTGCATCATCGCCGCCCGGCGTTGTGGTGCCTTCGTCGCCTGATCTGCCAGCCGCCCCGGATAGCGTCGATGCTTGCCCGGTTAAATCGCCCGTTGTATCGTGCGTTACCGCCTGGCCGACTCTTGACGCTGTTCCCGAAAGTTCAGAGCCTTGTCCAACCAATCCGCCTGACGAGGTAAACGCTCTAACTCTGGCCGACGCTCCAACAACGATCGATCCCGGCCCTGACACCCCGCCTGTTGCGCCATGCGCGCGCGTTCTGGCTGCCGCCCCGACGACCAACGACCCTTGTCCAGTTAATACCCCGCTTGTCGCATGCTCAACAAAAGCAGGCGCGTCTTGACGATCGGCACTGCCGGTAATAACAGCGCCTTGGCCGATTAGCCCGCCTGTTCCAGCGTGCGCCCTGAATCGCGCTGCCGATCCCACAACTGTCGATCCAGGCCCGGTAAGTGCGCCGCTTGTCGAATGTGCGGCATTATGTTGAGCCGTTCCGGATACGGTAGACCCTTGGCCGGTCGGCGTTCCTGTAGTGGTGTGCGTGACCGCGACAAATGGCCGTAGCGCTACGGTAATAGCCGCCCATGAATCAGCCGCGTTAGCAGTTCCGCCTGTCCAGACAACCGGGTCAAATGCGCCGCTTGTCCACGCTTTTGACCCGATACCAACCATTGCATCGTTAGTATCAACCGACGTGGCCGACCTAAAATTGCTTAGCTCCGCGCCTGACTGGGTAAATGCCGCGCCCGTTGCTGCCGCGGCCCCTCCAGCAACCAGAATGACTGCGCCCGATGTGACCGGCGTAATCGCTGCGCCGTTCGGCTTTCCGCTTGCCGTCCCTGTCGCTGTGGTCGTCGTAACATCAATGGGGTTTGATGCGGATATACCACGCCAAACATGCACCGCCATTGCGCCAGCATCTGCATTGTTTCCCGTTGGGCCGAATGTGACCGTCGCATCAGCGCCGGTTAAAACTTTATAAGCGACTCTTAAATTTGTGTCGTAGGATGTGCCATTTGCATACAGTTCAGCCCCAATTAGCGTGTAAGCTGTTGTCCCGTCGGTAATAGCAAGCGTTCTATCCGCTGCCGAGCCTGTCGCAAATACCGCAATAACAATATCGCCAGCCGCCGCCGCTGCATTACTGCCGCCCGTTAATGCGGTCAGTGATAGCGTGGTATTGCCTGATGTGGCCCCGGCCTTAGTCCCGGTTATGCCTCCGACATAGGTTAAGGCCATTTACTGTATTAAGCTGCCAGCGCTGTATAAGTCAGTGATGAACAACTGACGGTGTCGCCAGCGGCCACCGTTAAGCCATTGGTCATGTTTATATCTGACCCTGAGGCCGCCACCGCGCAATGAATAACCACCGTTCCGCCGGACGTTTCAAGCGTTGCTGTTGCCACGGGTGAGGCGTTGCCGGTTGCGTTGGTGTCTGACGTGATTGCATTGGCTGTTGCGGTGCCTGTCGCCGCGTCGGCAAAAGCGTCAGCCGATAACGGCAACGTGGCGACAGCGGTTCCGGGTGCTGATACCGTGCCGGTCAGCCTGAATTTTAGATTGCCTGACGCGCCGATAAGAGCGGTCACAGCATCGGTTGCGGCATTACGCGCCGCTGTCGTGTGGGTTACTGACATTATTTAATTCCTTAAGTTGTTCCAGTTGTGTGTCGGAAATTTTACCGACCAATTCATGTTCTTCCACTTGCCCGGTGGCCGCCCTTGTTATTTGGACGGTAAACCTCAATTCGCCCTCTTGCCCTTGTAGCTCTGCCATTTATTGCACTCCAATTACGCGCCCGTCCGGGCCTCTGATTACTTCTTTCGGTCTCGACATTTGCGCCGCCAATACCTCAAGTCCTGTACTGTGCTGCATGGCTAACTCGGTCATTCCCTGTTGAATGCCGGTTATCAAATCTGCAATTGTCGGCCTGGTGACAGGCTCCCCGTTCTCGTCTCTCTCGGTTATCGCATCGTCATCAAGCGCGCCATTAGCGGCCAGTATCGCTTGCTTCATGCTGTTCTCGGACTGCATTTGCGCTATCTGGATATTGGTTTGTGCGTCTAGAGTAGCCCTGAACATCGCTATCTTTTCCGCTGATTCATTGCCCAATATCTCAAGCAACTTGGCATTCTCAAGGCGCATTTTCTCAAGCTGCACGTCAAGCATGGCCTGTCCTTGTATGTCAGCCTGCTTCATTTTTTGCAGGTTTACATCGAGCATGGCTTGTCCTTGTGCTATCTCCTTTTCGTCTGCGGCTTTTTGTATGTCGGCCTGGAGCTTGGCTTGATCGCTGGCCTGTTTAGCCTGTAGCTCCATTTGCTTAATCTGCATGGAGTTGTCAACTGGCGCGGCGGGTGGTGGTGGAGGCTGCATTGATTTAAGTTCGTCCTGGATTTCCTCGCCGAATTGAAACTGGCGGGATATTTTTAGCAAAATAGCCTTGAAACCCTCGAACGGCAATAGACCAGACTGAACCACGGGTAACGATTCTTTGATGAAGCCGGAAAGGGCTTGTAGCGCCTCATTCATGTTTTGCTTATCTTCGGTAGCCTCAGGGATGATTGTAGAGTTGGTCTCGATGTCGATCCGGTAACTGCGCTGCATGTCGTTTTTAAGCAAGTCGAGAACTGCAGACCATTGCGGTTGCTGCAATGTTTGTTGCGCCTGTTGGTAAGCTTGCATGGCTTGAGGTGGTATTTGTGGCTGTGGTTGTCCGTCCGGCCCCATTTGTGGCGGCTGCATTGCCATCTGTTGTTGTACTTGTTTGGCGGCTTTCATTATCATTTGCGCTTGCTGCACTTGCTGTTCGGTAGCGTATTCCAGGCCGGTCATCGCCGCCCAGGTTTCCTCGCTGAACTTTGTCGCTGCAATCTCCAACATAATGCGCATCATGTCCCGTGCGTACCGCTGTATCTCGAACTGGTTGCGCTTAAGCCGCATTGTGCCCCATTGGGATTTGATATTTTGTGCTGTTGCCGTCTCGCTGGCTACGGTCGAGCCTCGGATAATGTCAGATATGCCGGTAATCTCATAGATGATCTGTTTGATTGATGCCTGTGCGTTGGTCAGCTCCATATAGACTTTAATCAACTGCTCAATCGGCATAAACCAGATAGAGTTCTCAAATCCTTTTTCACTCAATACCGCCGACTTATCGGCAGGGATAAGCGTGTTGTCATCGCCATCCATAAGGTTCTCGATGTCGCCGCCTAGCTCGCTGTCATAGATGCCTTTGGCTTTGATTGCTTTGAGTACCCGCGTTCTGCGCCGTGTGACTTCGTTAAGCTCTTTCGCCTGCTCCTCGTACACCTTGTATGGTGGCGTAACGGTCATGTCGTTTGACTTGGCAACCAACATTAACGGCTGGGGCATTGGATAAAAGCCGGTCAGTTCCAGCGGGTCGTCGTCGACTTTAAGATAGTCGTCTTTGTAGTGCTTGGACACATAACGGACTTTTCTTCCTCCGTCTTTGTCCCAAATCTGGTAAATTGTTGCCGTCTTGCGCCCACCTTGATGCTCATCTTCTTTGTGATCTTCATCATCGTCGCCGCCCTCTTTGACAAAATTGATCTTGTTGGCTGTTTCTTTGCCGAACAAACGAATAGCCTCATCCTTGTCGATTATTTCTTCAAACGCCACCCAGGGGACTTTTGACCACTTTTTGGCATAACCAAAGAAAACTTTGTCCCAGGTGATGGAGTCGATGCAGACCAGCTCTGACTCTTTAACCATTTCTGGCTCTGCTGCATCCTCTGCCTGGTCGTCGTCGATCGTCTCCGGTTCCGCTTCGGACTCGCCTATCTCCGCATCATATTTAATTCGAGTTACGCCGCGCCCTGGTAGTAGCGCATCTATAACGCTGTTTTCCATGCCGTCATTAAAGGACTCGTAGCCGTCAGTATTGGTATCGAGTAGGTATGTAAGCAAGCGCTCGCCAGCGGTAGCCGCTGCCTGTGCGGTAGCGTCCTCATTTTTGTAGCGTTGTTTGATGACCGGACGGGGGATTGCTGAGTATAAAGCGGGAAGGATTGTATCGGTATTGCTGAAAAGGATATTGAATGGCACTTTTTGAGCGTCTTTACATTCATAAATACCAATAATACGCGCCCCTTCTTTATGATAATCCTGATCGCGCTTTTTGGCTTCGTCCAGCTCATTGAGCCAGTATTTTACGCCGCCGTTGGGCGTGGTGGTTTCGATTTCGTTTAGCGATTCAGTCATTATTGCGACTCTTTTGCTAAATCTATAGCTTCGTTCCATGCTGCTATAGCTAAATCCGCCGTGTCATAGTATTCAGTTACGATTGGAATAGTCTGCAATGATACCTTACCGCTTTCATTCGTCACAAAAAACGAAGTAAATCCACCATTTGTTATAGTGCTGATGCCTTCTTGACATACATTTGTTTTATTCGTCATTAGTTATTCTCCCGGTTACACTTCATTTTTGCTAAATGGTTCTTGGTCAATGATCCCATTGTAATTGATTGTACGGATTTATCAATTAATTGCTGATCGATTGGATGTGTAATAGTTTCAGGTATCGGCTCGCGTAGCACCTGACAGCCATAACTAAACCCGTCAGCGGGATGTGATGCCCAGTTGTGTTTGGGTTCGCGGCTAAAAACCCCACTGTCGTCATTGTAATCAAATTCCCAAGCCCTAAGCCCGTCCAAGCCCACCTCACACTCAGCCCGATTAAACGCACATCGTTTTATATACGTCCTTGATGCCTCGATCTGATCGAGTTTTCGCGATGGAGGGACTATCTTAACTCTAGACGTGCCGAACGCCTGCATGAATTTATTGTGAGCTGTATGTTTGCTTTGAAATGTCTTAACTTTAGCATCCTGTGGTAGCCATATCCTGCCTATCTTATCAATCGACGTAATGCCCAGTGCTTTTATATTGTCACTAATACGTGGCACCCAGTCATCCACATCAAGGCCGTGGTCTGCATCGTATTTTAGCACATTAGCGCCACCTAACACCGGTTGCCAATACCACCAACCGCACGTGTCTCTGAAACCCAAGTCGCAACTGATGACAATGCCAGCGCCATTGGGGTCGTAGGTTACGCCGTCATTGATGCGCCCATCTCGGTCAGCCTCATTTACCCATCGCGCTAAAATAGCGCCGTGACTTGAGCCATATCCACCGCCCCACACATGCTCCGCTTTGTCCGGGTCTGCCGCATAGTCAGCCAGCATGTCGTCGTAAAGCGGAGTGGCTTTAAACCATGGATTATGCTGCCAGTTAATTTGGATAGATATTGAGTTTTCAGGTGGATTTTTGCGAAAGAAAGCATCAACCGCATCGGTCTTGTAGCGTGGGTTCCAAGAAAACCATAATTCGCTGCCTGGTTTGCGTAGCGTTGGCCTGAGCAGGTCGAGAGAGTGCTGAGACAGCGTTTGCGCCTCCTCAGTCCAGGCAATGTCAAAACCTTCCAGAGACTTAATGTTGGCTGCGGAATAACTTTGCATGCCTTTAAACACGATCACTGAGCCATTAACGCCGCGTATCTCTTGCTCCAATACAGAGAATGACGACTCAAGGCCCAGGCTGATAATCTTATCGGACAAAAGCTGCTTAACCGAGTCTTTGATAGAGTTTTGCACCTCACGGATGCACACGGCTCTAGTCTGCTCTGCTGCACACCTGATAATAATTTGTTCGGCAAAAAAATGCGACTTAGCGCCGCCCCGACCGCCATACAGTCCCTTATATCTGCATGGTTTAAGGGCAGGCTCTAGCCGTGCCGGTATTTTAGTCTGTAGGGTGGACAATCAGATATTCGACTTTGCTGATTACATTACCCTCGATCTCAGCCTTGATCTCTTTAGGCAAGACTTTACCTATCAGCGACATAAATGCCCCGGGGTTCTCGTTAGCTTGCCGCGCAAGGTAAGCCTGACCCCCAGCGTCATCAAGAGCGCCCAAAATCATGTCTTTAAGCTCTTTTGTTACCTTGTTCGGTATGCCCTTTCGACTACCGCCTGGCGGCAAATTTTTTGCGGCACTTTTCGGCACTGTGCTGGATGTCTCTGTCACGGTAACGCCATAACTATAGTGTTAAAAATCAAATCAATTATTATAAATACAATGTCCATAGCCCCTCCTTTAATTTTTTGTGATTATAACGCATTGATGTAAAAACAATATTAAATTATTAATAAATAATTATTGACATAGTTACGTAACTCTGGGATACTATATCCACGGTTTGGATTTCCCAGACCACAAACCAAGGAATTTAAAATGTTAGACACAACTTATGTAGCAGCGGATACAATTTCAGGCGTTTACAAGATAGACCCCATTGATTACCCAGAGCTTGGGTTGATGAGCATTGATTCTTTTGTTTCGTCATTGTCTACGCTTGACGACGACGAAGTGATTTTCACTGTATTCGGGCCGGAAAGTGAAGGCTTGTACAACGATCTTGACGAAGAATATGGCATTCATTAATGAATGCTAACCCAGGCACCCTGCTAGTCAACCAGCGCCGCACAGAGCAGAAAACCTGCCCAGAGTGCGGCGAAACATTCACTGCGCGATTGATAGCGGTACATTGCCCTAAGTGCGCCAACAAAGTTGCTCAGCGTAAACGGTACGCTAAGGCTAAAGCTGACAAACAAATTACCGGGTGTGTTTAGCATAATTATTGTCAACAATATCCCGCTCGGCCCCACAATCGTAGCATTTCCGCTTGCCGGTCGAGTGATACGTTGCTTGGTGTGTGTGCTCACACGGTCTCACGATAAAAAACCGCTGGTATATCTCAACCAGTAGCCGGGCTGTAGCGCCTAAAATTAATGGTTCTATCATGTCTTAACATCATCAATGTGAGACAACGTATCTGCAACCAGCTTTGTATAGCCGATAATATCATGCCATGAGTCATGATACTCTGGATCGCCGTTTAGGACACGCCCGACTTTATGAGCCAACATTTCGAGCGCTTCTCTTTTATCGTCACTTAGGCTTGCCCAATTTGGACTATCAACCATCGCCCGTTTGATGTTCTGAGTAATACGTGCGTGCTCTTTAAAATCGCCGTATCGACTCCCGCGCTCTTTTAGTGTGTCATCAATGTTTGAGTGTACCGGATCGATTTTACGTCGATACTCATAACTATCGTCCCAGGTTGGCTCTATCACGCAATCGTTCCATCCTGGGAAATGGCCTAGGGGTACTCTTGATCTTCTAGTCTGCCACAATAAAAACGGCCTTAAATTATTGTCGGCATCGATCGCATAAAGCGCCTTATTTTCTGCATGTTTATCGCTCATAAAATTTAATCCAAAAAAAACCCCCAGTCACACCCCAGGTGCGGCCAGGATGTGGTGGAGGTTAAAAACCAAGGAGGGTTTAGAAATAAATCCGCACGACATTTCTAAACCAAGTTCAGTATAGCAAAGGCCGCAAAAATTGCAATTCTATTTTGATTGCCTGCCTTCATCTAACATTATTCCAGTTGGATTTTCACCTGTTACCAATTTCCATAAAACATGAGTGGTAAGGAATTGAATTTCCTTTATTGATACGTAGTGCCTTAATGTTTCTAATCGTCCTGCCTCTGTTCCAGGTCGAGCATTGTTGAACATTTCATGCTTTTCTTTATTTTCAAAATGTTCAACAGGTCGTTTCTTCCATATCAAACAACCGTTTTTAATATGGAAGCATTCATTTAAATATTCTCTGCTTGGCAAGTATTTAACATTTTCGATTGATTTATCAATCATGACGGTGCTTATTTTTCTGCTCATTTATATTTCCAAAAAAAAAGACTAACTCAAATACCAGGGTAGGAATGGCACAATAATTAGCCACCTGATATAAAAAATTAGTCTTTGTTTTATTACTGTTTAAAAGGGTTCCTACGCCCATTTGCAACCCGACATTTGCCCACTCAACAGGGGGTAGATGGCGAGTGCCACTCTACACCCTTTCTGTTGCGGTGTCAAATAAATGTTGCATTGCGTTATATTGCGTTATATTGCGCTTGATAACCATAAATCAATAACTTACACAGCACTAAATTGCGTTCTATTGCGCTCCGTTGCGGCGCAATTTAGCGCAACGCATAAATTGCGTTCTATTGCGCTCTCCGTTGCGCTTCTTCTGCTTCGGAAATCCAAATAATGTTGTTAATAAACAGTATCTTACCTAATGATACAAGGGTTTTAAGTCGATTAGACAGGATAGTACGTTTAGAATTTTGAGCCGCAATAATCATAGGGTACGCAATCGGCCTAAGCTCTGATAAATTTATCGCCATTGCGCTCGATCCATCAAAATAATGCTTAAATCCATATTTCTCAATAGCGCTATCAATAGCAACCATGATCTGTAAAAGGTCGTAATTCATGCCGCTATTTGCGCTAAAAAAACCTTCCTGCGCCGCTTTCATAGCTAAGCTGGTCGATGACTTGCCATCTTGCCTAATAAGCCCTAAATCAATCACCTGCGCCTCCATTGCAATTGGCGCAAAGTTTTCCCCGTCTTTCATCTTTATTGAGCTTAAAACAGTGGTAAAACTCGGCATTTGACGTTCAAGGCTCATTTCAAAATCGACATTGGCCTTGAATGCAATAGCGCCGCGCATCCCTTTTGAGCTGTCTTTACCATAATGATGCACGATCAAAGAGCAGGTTTTTCCCTGGCGACAAGTATCTTTAATCATCAATAAAGATTTACCCACGTCGCTATTACTGTTTTCATCAGTGTTGCCAATCAGCGAGCCAAAGGTATCAAAAATGACTAATATTGGATTAATAGACAACACCTCCAGCCGTAACGCTGCCATATCTACCGCGTTATCGATCCTGATGTGATTATCCAGCACCATTAAATTGCCATTAAAATCAGACTCGGCAATTTTAAGCGCTTTAATCCGCCTGGCTAAAGAGCCGCGCCCCTCGCCGCAAACATACAAAACCTTACCCGTGGTATAAACCTCGTGACCAAAGAAATCTTTACCAGTACAAACGGAATAAGCCATGCGCAAATCGACAAAAGTTTTGAACGCCATCGAATCACCCGCCAACATCCCGTGACTATCAGTCTCTAAAATATTGTTGATTAAAAACTCCGGTGCTCTTGCGCTGTCTGCCATCCCATCGGCACAGCTCCAGGTTAATCCGTCTGTAACTGTGCCTATATCACCATCCCCAACCGCCGCCTTTTTAGCTGTATTAACCCATCCAGCCGCCGCCGCTTTCCAAAAAACCGACTTGTACCCGGCGGAATCGGCAGTAAACGAGTCCCATTTCTCAAACGCCTGCCCACGATCAAATTTATCGGATGTCGATGACCAATCAAGCCATAAAGACTTGCCATCCATGCCGATATTTTTTAGCGCAATACCAACCTCTATCCATTCTTTGTAATCGTCGCAATCAAGCCAATTTAACGCCGATCTAAGCGCCAAAACCTGCGCCTCGCTAATCTTGCCGCCAGTATCGTCTCCACTGCTACCAGACGCGGTTTTTTGCGGCTTAGCTGATGGAGGAAATGCTGTTATTAACTGATCGCGACTGTAAGCCTGCTCTCCTGACTCGTGCAGTATGCTGACAAGATGCGGATTTTCTTTATTGTGATAAAAGCCCGGAACACGCAACACACGCGGCAAGTCATGCGCGTTTGGATCGCTGCCATAGTCGTTAATCATGCGCCATTGGATAGGCTTAAAATCAGCCAATTCCAAACCATTGCACATAAAGTAATGGTGCTGTTTACCGGGGCTGGACTCCACAATAATGTGCGGTTCAATGCCGGGCGGATAATCCCTGACTAGGCCGTGGTCGTTTTCGTTAAAAATGCAGCGAATGCGGTCAACTGCTTTAGTGTTGCGCCCTGTTCCGTCGCCAGACTGCACCATTACGAAAATACCCGCGCCTAGGCGGTTATAATTGACCAGTCGCGTAAATAAGCTGTCAATATCCCCATGAAACCAATTTGCCAGTACATCCGGCCCGCTATCCTCTATTTTTTTATCGTTAAAAGTCTGGAATGTGAATTTTTCCGCTGTTTCGTCCAAAAGCGTTAAAAAACGCCGCGCCTGGTCAATATCATGACTCATTAAGACGCCCCAAAATTCGCAATGTTTCGTCGCTTTTTAGCGCGCCTTTTGTAACCAGTTCAATTTTAAAAGCTATCGCGTCAGTAAGGACATCCGGCCACAAACACACGGCCGCCCGGCTTATACGCATAGCCCTAGCGGTTTTTGCTGCACTCCCAAAATATTCGATTACGTCATTTTTTGTCATTTCATTTTTTCCTTTTGTTAAGTTGCTGTGATATTATCATAACTCATAAAAACCTTGTAGGAATAAAAAAATGCTAAAAACAAGTTGCAAAGTTTAAAAGTATCTGTATAATTCAACCGTCGAAATAATTTAACAACCAAGGAGAATAAAATGTTAGAAAACTTAAAAAAACAATTCCCTTATGTAACTTTTACAAGAGTTACAGAAAGATTTAACCCTCGTAATGAGGGGGAGACTTTTTACCCCTTTGGCGCACCCAAAGGCGAAACTGAAAAGGGTGATTTCGTCAGGATGACGAATGTAAAAGGCGGAGCCGATACCGTATCTATTACAAACAAAGAAGGCATGCTTAAATTAGCGGCCTTCCACCAGCAAGTGGGGGTAAGGTCTATGTCTTAGACATATATACAGGTGGTAGCGGCCTGCTAAAAACCGCACCTATCAGGCCGATACAGGTATTGGCCCTGTAGGAGCTTTACTGGATTAATAATTGAGCAGACTAAGGATGCTGTTCAAAAAGAACATTTTTTAAAAATCATAGGAGAATAAAATGTCAGAAAAAATAACAATGAAAGTGGCTGTTTATGAATATCTCCCAACCGGAGGATTGAGCGCATTGGTTGGAATGCGTACTGTGTCGAGCAATAATAGAGACAGAGATACGGATTTAATCCGTATCTCTGAGTTTAAAAATGTTGAATTCGATGGACTTTCCAAAGACCAAACCCTGCCGCTAGTCATCAAAGCACTTGATGACAAAATTGAGGCAATTCGCCAGGATGCAATCGAACGCGTTTCCGATTTGCAGCAACAAAAATCTGAACTGTTGGCTCTTAATCATGACCAGTAAAGCGCGCACCGAAGAGCTTTGCATCAATGGCGTGGACATGGAAGTTACGTTTTATTATACGCCAGAAGAACAGGCTCAACTTTTCGGCCCGCCCGAATACTGTCAACCGGGTTGGCCGGAGGATGTGGAAATAGAAAAGGTAATAATAAGCGGCGTAGATTTTACCGAACTGTTAAACACTTACGCGTTAGACCTAATCGAAGCAAAAATATTGGAGAATAAGCAATGAAGCAATCAACAAAATCAATAATCGTCATCAATAAGGAGCTAAGAAAGCTTTTAGCTGTCTACTGTACAGCCAATGACATTACACTAAAAGCCGCGTCAGAAACGGCCATAACCGAGTTTTTAAAGAGCAAAGGAGTCGATTGTGAGTGAACAACATTCATTTATGGACGCGCTAACCATATCTGATGAAGCCGTTAGATCGCCCTATTTTGGGATAGTTTACGGCGGTGACGGGGTAGGCAAAACGCACTTATGTAAATTTGCAGAGGCCCCATTTTATCTATCACTGGAAAAAGGCGCTGAAAAAGTGGCTGGAGTTGGCAAGTTTTTAGTTAAAAATTCAGCCGGTCAGGATGTTGTTTACATCCCTAAAAGTTCGACTGAGTTCTTTACAATGTTAAAAAAACTGGCAAATAAATCATCGCCCTACAAAACCATTGTGATTGATGGAGCCATGTTTTTAAATGACCTATTTTGTGCCGATATTATCGAAAAAGAGCCGGTTGTTATGGCAAAAGTGGAGGGGCATGACAAGAAACAAGCGGTTCCGGTTGAAAGCCTTTCAGACTATGACTACAGCAAGGGTTACGAAAAGCTTCATTCGCTATGGGCAGGCTTGTTTTTAGCTGGTATAGATCGGTTAAATTACCTTGGCATTAATGTTATCCTAATCGCCCACGCTCGCATGAGAGATTCGCTGGACGCTAACGGGGACTTGTATAAAAAATGGCAAATTGATTTAACAGAGTATGGCAATGTGAGCATACCCAGGCTTTTAAGCAATCGCGCCGATTTTGTCTTTTTTATGGAAGCGGAAATCTCAACAACCAAGAAGAAGGGGGTGTTCGGCGCCGGGCCTCGCACAGTAGCAGAGGACAGCGGAACGAGCGTGGTTAATGTTTACACGCGAAAAACCAGCCGCTTTAATGCAAAAGTTAGGGCAACAACGGCGGATGATGTAAAAGATTCATACAGCATAGACATTCATAATGACGAAACCAGTAAACAGATTTTCTCTGACATTTTAAGATAAGGAATAACAATGGCTTTCCAACAAGACAAAACAGCAGTACGCGCATTTTCAGGCGGCAAAATTACCAAAACGGGATTTTACCCGATCACTATTACAAAAGCATTCGACCATGAAGGAAAAGGCGAAAATAATTTATCAAAATCGGTGCATTTAGGATATGTAACCGACTGCGGCAAAAGTGGCGATATTTATATTTGCTACCAGAACCGCGAAGGCGAACCGATGGACAGCGGAGTCAAACGCATCACCGGCGAATTGATGGTGCTTGCTGAACTGGAAAGCATGAACCAAAAAAATAAGATGGTCGGGGTTTATGACTACGATTTACGCGCAGAAGTCCCGACAAAGAAAAAAGTTTTTGAAGATTTGGAAGGCAAACATTTGGGCGCAGTTTTTCAGATGAAAGAGGAAAAGAAACAATCTTTACAGCCTGATGGAAGCTGGAAAGACAGCGGCGAAACCCGCATTACACCGAACTTTATCTGCTTCGCCAGCGACACAGGACAAAGCGCGAAAGAGTTTATTGACGGCGTGGAAGCGGAAAGTATTGAAAAGTATGTTGCGGGACTGGATACTGTTAAATATATGACCGCTACGCTCGACGCGCATATCATGAAGCAAGCCACAAACCAACCCAATGCGCCGGTTCAGAATGCGTTTAAAACCACTGCACCGGAAGATGACAACTGGGATGATGACATACCATTCTGATCTATAAAAACTCGCCACGGATGGCTTTAACTATAAAAAAAACCAAAGGCAAATAAAAATGAAGAATGAAATTATAAAAGAACTGTCCAGAGAGTCTGGAATACCGGTAGGTTTAACCGGTGGTAATCCTAGTATTGATGACATTACTAATTTTGTTGAGTTAATTATTGACCGAGTTTTTATTATTGCATATAAGGAAATCGAATTTGAGCCGCAAAATGACTATGTTATGTACAAAATCGAATCAAAGGTAAGGGCGTTTTTTGGGGTGGAATCATGAAAGACGTGTATAGAGAGTGGAGCCCATCAGATCGCAGTGACGCATTCCGTAACGGCGACAGAGAAGGGTGTCGCCAATATGACCGCGATAGTGAATCATCCGACCGCGCATACGATAATTATAGGCACGGAGGCGAGTCCACAACCTGACGAAAGATTTTCATAAAAACTCGCCACCTAAGACGTGGCGAACCCACAACCAAGGATAATAAATAATGAGCAAAATTTTTGAACTTACAGAAAAAACCCGCGAACTGACCGACAGAAAATACTATCTTGATCCAGAGGATCAGGACGATATTGAAGAATTGGAAAAAATAAACCTGTCTTTACAGGCATTGGCAAGACAAGCTGAAAATATTGCAGACTGGTACGCGTCCCATATAAATGACGCAAAATATGCACTTGCCCAGGCTAAAGAGCAGCGCGTTAAGTTTCAAAAAATTGAAAAAATCGCACAATCGAACTTAGATTTTTTTAGTGATGGTGCACTGTCATTTATGGTTACTCACAACATCACCGAGTCACGCGGCGAGATGTTTAAAATTAGTCATTCGCTAACGCCAGGAGCTTTGGTTTTTGATGCGGATTTTGACGCCGAGCTGTTGCCGACAGAATTTACCGTTACCGTTCCGGCTGTGCCAGAACATAAAGAGGCGCTTAAACCAGCAATCACCGAAGCGTTGCGACTGCTCATAAAAGACGACAAAAACAAACTCGACCAGGAGACGATTATTTTTGAGCTGGAAGCCTTGCCCGGTGTTAAGCTGGTTCGTAGTGAGTCTTTGAGGGTTAAGTAAATAAAGGGTTGAAATTATGAAAGAAATTTACAGGATTTACGTAGGCAATCCAAGCTATAAAAGAGTGTTGCTTAGAAAAGTTCCGTGGTCGCTATGTCATCGGAGAAATATTAAATTTAATTTAACGCCTAATTTTAAAGGTTATAGGCATTGGTTCTGGAATATTAACCGGTCGATCTTTGGCATTGAAAAGCATAACACAAGAATGTATACTAATTTAATCGACAGACTTAACCAGCACCTTGAAAACGGAATGCTCCCTGAAAGAGTGGATGAGACTATCCGTATGGCTATAGCTGCTCTTGCAAAGAAAAATGACAATATAAGCATTGACGACAAGCCAGTGGCGTGGTTGTATGATGTTACCGATATTGATAACGGAGATATTGAGAGTAGGCTTCATTTTTATAAACCCTTGGACTGTGTTGACAACATAAGCAATGTCGTCCCGCTTTACATGTCACCTCATAATAAGAGGGGGCTGCTTGATCACGAAATAATTGAAGTGCGGAACAAGTTTTGGGATATTTCAAAACATTATATTGAATTCGCCAGAGCCATTGAAAAAGCTCACGGCATAGGAGGAAAAGTGACAAATGAATTAATGAAGTTCGACCCCTCCAATGGGGAAGAAAAGCCTTATCCGAGCCAAGCAGATCAGTATCGCAAGTATCATGGGATGGTGGCTTGGTTATTTAATCCATTTACAGGAACTAAAAGAGACCCTAGAGACATAGGTACAGATACTTTTGGGCATCTGATTGAATAATCATTAACCTATCATCAATATCCGTATCTTTAGAAATTCCATTGAGACTATTAAGTTGATATAATCACCACAACTTCAAAAAGCGCCGGACAGGGCATTTTTTAAAGTCATCTCATCATGACCTACTGAACCACCATTAACCTCCTGTCCGGGGTTAATGGTGGTTTTTTTTGGACTAAATTTAATGACAATAAAAATTGAAGCAAAAAGGATAATGCACAAAGGATGCACACCATGACAAAAAGAAAGGTTCTTAGGTATTACCAAAAAGCAGGATGTAGGGCTATTGTAAATGATTGGGATAACGGGTTAATCCCTTGTATATCGGTCATGACCGCACTAGGAAAGGCGCTTATGGCCGCCGCACTTGCTGATTATGGAGTTAAGCATAAAGGGCGTGTATTGTGCCTTGTGCCGACAAAAGAATTATGCTCTCAAAACTATCAAGAATTTTTCGAGTTTTTATCAAATAAGCAAGACATAGGAATAGCATGTAGGCAACTTGGAAAGATGCAAACAAATAAGCAGGTTGTAGTTGCTATGTATCAAAGTTTTTACTCAAAAAGGGCGTGTAGTGGAGCATTCGATTATGTAATCATTGATGAAGCGCATTTGGTGGGTAATAATCCAGAGTCACAGATACGTAAAATTGTAACAAGTTTGTTACGTATAAATCCGAATATGCGTATATGCGGCATGACAGCATCGCCATATCGACTTGGACAAGGATTATTGACTGAAAAGTGTGTAAAGGGTGAGCCTCTTTTTAATTCAATACCTTATGATACAAGCGTTGATCCAGGAATAGCGCGACTTGTAGAAGAAAAGCATTTAGCGCAAATCGAGGTAATTAATACGCATAATATTACCGTCGATTTATCTGGCGTTAAAATGTCAGGACATGAGTTTAATCAAACGGATGTTGGATTAAGATTCGATGCTATATGTGAAAAATCGGTAGATGATTTTAAGCAAGGATTTATCGACAACGAAATAGAAACGGCGCTGATATTTGTGCCAAATTGCGACAGTGGCGAAAAAGTTTTGGAGCAATGGGGTGATGCATCAACTATGCGCATGACAAGCAGTCGCAGCACTGCGCACGAACGCGCCAGGAATATAGATTGGTTTGTAAATGGCTCGGGCCCGCGTTATCTTGTAAACGTGAATATTTACACTACCGGCTTCAACATGCCCAGCTTACAAGCAATAGTATTGCTAAGAGCGACTACAAGTCCAGGGCTGCTGATTCAAATGCTAGGCAGGCTAATACGTCCATATGGGGATTTAATAGGAAAAATATGGGATTATGGAAGTAATATTGAAAGGCTTGGCGGTATCGATGATATTAAAATACCTAAAACCAAAAAACGCAAATCAGACCCTCCGCGCAAAACTTGCCTAGCCATCATTGACGAGACCATAATCTTTGATGGACTAACCTACCACGCCGGGCAAGAATGTGCCTATCCAAACCTGCTAAGCGCGAAACGCTGTAAGGTCTGCGGTGCTGAATTTATCAGTGAAGGAGAAGAAGGCCTTTACACTATGCGAACCAAAGCCGAGGCACTCGCTAAAAAAGCGGCTGAAATGGCTTTTACTTATGAAGTTAGTAAGGTGCTATTTGATGAGGCTATCAGTAAGAAAAGCGTTATCAAGATGATTAAAATGGCATTTTATGATGAGGCTGGGAACCATTTAGCCAATGATTATTTGTGCATCGAGCATACCGGACAGGCTAAAAACTTAGCCACCGCCAAAATTATGGATATGCTGAAAAACAAGCGCGACTATTACCAGATGAGCAAGTTCGAAGGTGGAGTCAATGTTAAATCTGTGCTTTTCCTGTTGGGCGAGGAATATTTTGAAAGGTTCTTTAAACAGATAAAAACCGTAACCGTAGCAAAAGAAAAAGGCTTTGATAAAGTTCGCTCATGGGGGTATTAAATGGCAATGACAGCAGAGGAAAGGAAGGTCTATAGGGAGGCCAATAAAGAGAAGATAAAAGCACAAGATAAATCCTATTACGCGGCTAATAAAGATAAAAAAATAGCGCGTCAAAGAGGAGCCTATGAAAGGGCTAATAAAGAGGAAATATTAGCGAGTAGAAAAGTCTATTACGATGCTAATAGAGAGGAATTATTAGCGCGTTCTAAAGCCTATCAATCGGCTAATAAAGAGAAAATAGCCGCGAGTAGAAAAGCCTACGAAGATGCTAATAAGGAGAAGATAAAAGCGCGTCACAAACTAAAATACGCATTAAAAAAGATAAAAGAAGCTGGTTACACACCTGAAGAGCAAGCCTTCCATGATGAAGTGGCGCGTAAATTTGCTGAGTCTTTAAAGAGGGATGTGTAATGGACATATTAACGGCACTTAATCAGCAAAAAGCCGATACTACAGACGAAAATAAAGCCCGTGGTTACACGGAAACAGGATTGTTAACCATGGAGTGCAGTATATTTAAAATGCAGCTTGAGGAGCTAAATTTGAGTGATGACATCATTGCCGACTTGATGCTTGAGCCGGCCGACCAACGTGATAATTTTTTGGAATATTTTAGGGGTAGAGTGTGATAACAGATGATTTTTTTAGATCAGAGCTTGATCTTTTATGTAAGCGCCAGGGGCTAAAAAAGAAAGATCGTAACCTGGTTATTAATTATGCAATGACTCAGCCAAAGGAAGACCGCGATACTATTTTAGATACCGCCGAAATAGTGGCGCGTGAAATTGAAGCAAAGAAAAAAGAATCTAAACGCATCCCGACCGAACATAGTGAACAAGTGAATTTAATCCACTGGTTTAAATGCACATACCCAGGCGTGAAGATTGCAGCCATACCCAATGGCGGGAACCGTAACGAGCGCGAGGCGGCAGCTTTAGTATTGGAGGGAGTGTCGCCGGGCGTACCTGATATTTTTATACCTGAGTGGCTGTGCTGGGTTGAAATGAAGCGAATAAAAGGCGGCGTATTGAGCAAGGAGCAAGAAGTATGGCGAGATTATATCCATGGGATTGGGCAGCATTATATTCTGGCTTATGGCTTTGATGATGCAAAAAACAAGTTGCAAAGTTTAAAAGCTCTGCTATAATTCAAATCAACAAAACGAGATGCGCTCTTTTGTTACTTAGCCGTTTTAGGACGGCGTTTTTTAAAGTATCTAATTCTGGGTGCTTTACAAAACTTGGAGACAAAAATGATTGGTAAATATTGTATGGTTCGAACTTATTCGGCGGGTGTTTTCGCTGGTACAGTTAAAGAGCGCAATGGTAAAGAAGCGACATTGACAGGCGCAAGACGTATTCACTACTGGGATGGGGCGGCCTCACTTTCGCAACTTGCGACCGATGGAACCAGTAAGCCACAAAATTGCCGTTTTCCGGTTGCAGTTGATGAAGTGTTACTAACTGAAGTAATTGAAATTATCCCAATTACCGACAAGGCAA